AAAGCTATTTATGCTTATAATGGTGGTATGGGAAACATTGAGAAATTTAATGGTCCTATCCCAGGTAATCAAGAAAATCAAGAATATTTTAATAAAGTTATTACAAACTCTAATAGATACAAATGAATGACCCTTTAGACTATTCTAATGTGGGTGCAGATTTTGTGATGGATGAAGAAGAACGGTCACGCCGCCTTACTAATGAACAGATCGAAGAGATCGATCAACGGGCGGCAGCTGCTCAAGAGCAGAACGAGGCTATTCAACAAGAATCTACACAACCTGCTACGGCAGAAAAAACTCAACCACAAGAAACAAAACCTCAACCTACGGGTGAGGACACAAAAGAAGAAGGTTATTTTGAGGGGCTAGGTCAACGTCTTAGTTATTTTGGTCAACCCCTTGATGAAACCAATACACAAGTTAAAGAACGCTTAAGTGCACCAGGTCAAGGTATTATTGATTATGGTGCTGAAGCTTTGAATGCAGCAGCTAAATATTTAATGAGGGGTTTAGAGGTACCTCAAATCCCTACAGCTACTAAATATGAAGATGAAGTAGCAACTGCTGCACGAACAATATCTTCTGTTGTTGCACCAACCATCTTACTACAAGGTGCTGGGATGGCAGCAGGGCAGTCTGCACAGGCTAGAGTTGGCTCTAAGCTAGGTGAAACAGCCTTCATGAAATTCATCGGTGCTAGAGGCGTAGAGGCAGGGGCTAGTGTTGCTGTTGGTTCTATTAGTTCTGAATATGAAGAAGGTGATAACTTTTTAGGTCAAGTTAAGAAAGCATTACCACCTCAATGGGATTATATCCCTGATAATTGGGCTACTCTTGATACTGATGGTTCTGATTTAAAACGTCACAAAAATATTAATGAAGATCTAGCATTAGGTTTTCTTATTCCTTTTGTGGGTTTTGCTGGTAAACTAGGTGCATCTTTAGATGAAGTTGGTAACCTATTTAAGAAACCACCTAAACTTGTTGGTGAGTCTGATCAAGCTGTTAAGTACATCGCGGCTAACAAACCTAAGACAAAGAGTACAGTACCTGAAGAAGCTTTGCTAGAATACGCAGCTAAACAGGAAGAGGCATTGGATGAGCTTGGTTATTACAACATGAGTAAAACACCAGAACCTAATGTCGCTCTTAAAGGTGTTCATGATTTGTATGACTTTCGTGAAGTAGGGATTCGTACTGTAGATGACTTTGGTATTGTTGGTGCTAGTATTGATGCAGCACGTATTCAAGCTAATAAAGGTACAGTACATGGGCGTCTCGGTAACTTTATCAGTGGACCTGCTCTTAAGTATGGTATTGAAACACCTGGTGGTGTAGAGGAGATTACTATTGGTCTGACACAACAGCTCAAAGAAGCTGACCGTGTTGGTATGGTTGCTGATGACTTTATTATAACCTCAGATGAAGTAGCAGAAGCTGGTGAAAACCTAGTACTTCAATTGTTTGATCCTACTGCTACTATTGATGACATGCGTCAAGTACTAAACCCATCAATTAATGAGTTTGGTGGGGAAGTACTTAATCAAGATAGTTATGTTGATGCTTTAAGTAGTATTAACACTTTGGTTAAAAACTACACTAGTATGGATGTTGCTAAAGCACAGGCTTATACAGCAACGTCTATGGCTGGTCAAATAGCTGACCTTGCTGAAGGTATGCGCCTAAACCGTGGTTCTATTGCTATTGAAAACGCTCAAGAACAAATACTAGATAAAATCAATTTTCTGCAACAGCTGGTTGGTTCTACTCGTTACTTTACTGTTCAAAAGAAAGGTATTGCTGCTCTTGGTCAGCGTTTTAAAAACTTGTTTAAATCTTCTGGGCAGATTTCTGACGATATTAAAGCAAATTATCCAGTTGCACTTCGTAAATTCCAAACTGATAGTGAAAAGTTTACTGAAAGTTGGATGTATTTACAAGAAAATCGTCCTGAAATCCTAGACTCATTCCTTGAGTTGTATGAAATGAGCGATGGTGAAATGAATTCTATTGCTAAAGTAAATGAAGATATTCTTAATACCTTTGTTAGGTGGAGACCAATTATTGATCTTAACCCAGAAGCACCTAATATTCTTGCTCAAGCTGTAAGAGCTAATTATTATAACTCATTATTGTCTTCTGGCGCTACTGGAGCTAAAGCTTTGTTCGGCAACCTTGGCGGTCAAATTGCAGAAACTACTTCTTATTTTGCAGGTGCACTACTACGTGGAGATATGAAGAGCGTTCAACGTGGTTGGATGGCTTATAGCGCTTTTATTGATACACAAAAAAAAGCATTACCATATGCTGCCAAGATGTTTGCAAAAGCATCACAAAATCCTAATTCTGTAAAAGGTCAAACACGTATTGATCTTGTTATTAAACAAGAGGAAAAATTAAATCAATACCGTTATATGGCTGAACAAGAAGCTATTCGTGGTAACAGTGGTTTTAAATTTCTTGTTAAACAGTATGATGAGATGCAGGCAATGGCTGCAGATCCTGTATTTAGACTATTACCTAATGCATTAACAGGTTTTGATAGTTGGAATGGTGCTACCCTAGCTAATGCACAAGCACGTTTTCGTGCAATGAGTGAACTTGAACGGCTTGGTGAAGCTGCAACACCAGCTAGAATTAAAGAACTAGCTGATGCTGAGTACAACAGTATGTTTGATAGTAATGGTATTATTGTAGATGAAGCTGTAAAATACAGTAATGCAGATATTGCTCTTAACTTAGAATCTCAATATAGTAAAGCATTAGACGGTATTTTAAAAATTGTACCAGGACTTACACCATTTTTAACTTTTCCTACAAACATGACTAACATGGTAAGAGTTATTGATGATTACCTACCAGCACCATTCCCTTCATTCCAAAAAGATATTAATGAGTTAGCATATACTTCTGTCGAAACTTTTATGACAAACCCAGAACTAATAGAAAACATTCTTGCTAGTAGGGGATATAAAATTAGTCAAATGGATGAAATTGCTAAGTTAAATACTCTTATTGATTTAAAGAATAAAACACTTGGTAGAAAAGCTATTGGTACTTTTATTACTGGAACGGTACTTACTTCTATTTTAAAAGATAGGTTCTTTGGTGATGGTTTTTATAGTGTAACTGGTGATGGTACTCTTGACCGACAACTTAATCGTGCACGTCAAAAAAATAGTAACTGGAAAGCTCGTTCAATTGTTCTTGACGATGGTACACGTGTTGAATATAATGAAGTGCTTGGTCCTGGTTTAAGTAACTGGGTTGCAATGATTGCTAACATTGCAGATAATTTTGACATGCTTGGTGAAGCTTTCACTGAGAAAATGTTTGAAAAAGCAAGCTTTATTTTAGCTGCTGGTGTAACTGATCAAGCTGGTATTTCTGCTTTACGTCCTCTTGTAGAACTTCTTAGTGGAAATAAGTTTACAATGAATCGTTTTGTTGCAGGTCAAATTAACTCACTTGGTCCTCTTGCTGGTATGCGTAATGAGTTTGGCCGAATCCTTGATGGTGGTATAAAAGAACTTAATAATGATATTATTGAACAACTGGCTAATCGTAACCAAATGGTTGGTCTAATTGATAAGACAAATAGACTACCTACTGTTATTAGTCCTGTTAGTGGTGAAGCACCAAATAAATACAATATGCTTCAACGTATTTTTAATACTTATTCTCCAATTAAAATACATCCTGCAATGTCTAAAGAAGAAAAGTTCTTGTATGACATTGAATATGATGTATCGTCTGCATTTACAACACGTAATGGTGTTGAATTAACAGCTCCTGAACGTGCTGAATTAAATGCTATTATGGGTAGAATGGGTTCATTTAGAGAGTCTATTTTAAATATTATGCGTACTGCTGACGCACGTAATACTATTAAAGAATTACAAGAAGCTCGTAGAAATGGTATAACTTCTGAAACCACCCCTATCGGTAAATATGATCAAATTCATATTTTACTATCTCAAGCTCAAAAACAAGCTGAAGAATTAGCATTTAATGAACTAGATTTTGAGATGCAATCCGACATCCAACAGCGCATTCAGCTCCGTAAAATTAATATGGAACGAGCTGAAATGGGCATTATACCTGGTAATCGTTACTAATGGCAATCACACAAACTACATATACAGGGGATGGTTCAACAACGAACTATTCATTTACATTTGAATATTTAAAACAAGCTGATGTTAAGGTAACACTTGACACAGTTGCTACAACTGCATTTACATTTGCCAATGCAACAACGCTTGCATTTACTACAGCACCCGGTAATGGTGTCGCTATTCGTATCTTTCGTGATACTGCTATCGATACCCTTAGCTCTACTTTCTTTCCCGGTTCCGCCATTAAAGCCGAGGATCTAAACCAGAACTTTACTCAAAACTTATACGTTACACAAGAGTCTGACTTTGAAGTAGATACAGCTAACACAACAGCAAATACTGCAAAGACAACGGCTGATACAGCCTTAACTACCTCAAACACTGCACTTACTACAGCAAACGCAGCAACTGTTACCGCTAACACTGCTGACACTAATGCTAGTGCTGCTGTAACGACTGCTAATACAGCATCATCAAATGCTACAGCCGCTGTTACTACAGCTAACACAGCATCAACTAACGCTACTGCAGCTGTTAATACAGCAAATACTGCATCTACTAATGCAAGTGCTGCTGTAGTTACTGCAAACTCTGCAGCTACAGATGCTTCTACAGCACTTACTACTGCTAACAGTGCTACAACTACAGCTAATACAGCACTTACTAATTCATCGACTGCACTTACTACAGCTACTACAGCAGACACAAATGCTTCTGCTGCAGTGACTACTGCTAATACAGCTAACACAAATGCTACGGCTGCTGTGGCTACGGCTAACGCAGCTCAAAGTGCTGTAGCTGGTGCTGCTTTCTATTCACCTGTTGCTAACGTAGCAAGTATTCCAGGATCACCTAGTAATAACGATCGAGTCGAAGTAGCTGATTCTACTGGTATTCAAAGCTTTACACCGTTGACTGGTTACCCCGTTGGCTTTATTGGTAGTTCTGGTCTTACTGCACGTATTCAATATAGTTCTTCAGGTTCAACCTGGAACTGGGTTGATTACTTTGCTAATGATCCAGAGAATCGGTATTTTACTAAGACTTCTGGTAATACCAATACTACCAATATTGCTACAAATACTAGTAATATTTCTACTAACACTGCTAATATTACTACCAATACAAGTAATATTGCTACTAACGTTACCAATATTGCTGCTAATGTAACTAGTCTTGCTACTAAATTACCGTTAGCTGGCGGTACTATGACAGGTTTTATTACCTTAAACGCTGCACCAACAGCAAACTTACATGCTGCCAGTAAACAATACGTTGACGATAACAAAGTAATTGCAATTGATGCAGGAAACTTTGATAACGGAACATCTACTATTTCATCTACTTTGACTATTGACGGAGGATCATTCTAATGCCGACACCTGCTTCTAGAACTCCAGTGCGTATTGCACGGGGTACTTATTCTAATCTTAATTCCTCCGTATCTGATATTCAGGAAGGAGAAATTGTATATGCAACTGACCAAGATAAACTGTACGTTAAAGAGGGATCATCTCTTGTAAGCACACAATTTACATTACCAGCTACTAATGCTGTAACAGATGCAGCACAGACGTTTACTGCTGCTCAACGTGCAACAATCACTACGTTGACATCTGGTGCGACTGTAACACCTGACTTTGCAACATCTAATAACTATAGTTTAACGCTTGATCAGAACTTAACTATTGCTAACCCAACTAACCTAACTGCAGGTCAATCTGGTTCTATCTTTCTTGTCCAGGATGGAACAGGTTCACGTACTGCAGCGTGGGGATCTTATTGGGATTTTGTTGGAGGTACTGCACCCACACTATCAACCGCGAGTGGAAGTGTTGATCGCGTAGATTACATCGTTCGTAGTGCTACCTCAATTCATACTGTCTTTACTGCATTGTATTCATGAGTGTAGTATCTAATAATATTCTGGCTGGTTCCTCTGGACAAGGAGGAGCTGCAGCCTTCGAGATCGAACGTTCGCTTAGGTTCAATTCAGCAGATTCGGCACACCTTAGTCGTACCCCAAGTTCTGCGGGTAATAGAAAGACGTGGACTTGGAGCGGCTGGGTTAAAAAAAGTCAATTAGGCGTTACGCAAGGTCGCCTTTTTGGAGGAGGAACCTCTGATTATTTTGATCTTTACTTCCCGAGCGGAGATGAATTAAGGGTTATATGGACTGGCAGTAGTTTTACAACTACAACTGCAGTATTCAGAGATCCATCAGCGTGGTATCACATTGTTTTAGCTGTAGACACTACACAATCTACAGCTAACGATCGGATTAAATTGTATGTTAACGGGGTTTTACAGGATCGAGCCTCAACAAACCCTAGTCAAAATTATGATACTGCTGTCAACAATACTGTAGAGCACCATATAGGAAGATATGCAGGGAGTAATAGTTTAAGTTATTTCAACGGCTACCTAGCCGACGTACACTTCATCGATGGTCAAGCATTAGCACCAACAGATTTCGGTTTGACTGATACTAATGGTGTATGGCAGCCAAAGAAATACACTGGCAGTTATGGAACAAATGGTTTTCACCTTGAGTTCAAAAACAACAGTTCAAACGCTGCGATTGGAACGGACACAAGTGGTAATAATAATACTTGGACGGTTAACAACCTTGTTGCAACCGCTGGACTGGAGACATCAAGTCAAGGGTTTGACTGTAGATCTGATTTAACTGCTCAATTTACAGTAAATGATCTTAATTTTCAGCCAGATTTGATTATTGCTAAATCTACCAGTAATGCTGAATATTGGATTTGGACTGATTCAGTTCGAGGTTTTACTAAAAGCCTTAAATCAAACACCACTGATGCTGAAACCACTGATGCAACAGGTGTTGTTACTAATGTCAATGGTACAGGGTTTCAAACTACTAATAATAAATTTTCGACCGGTAGAACATACACTACATGGTGCTGGAAAGCCGGTGGCGCTGCAGTCTCAAACACGGCTGGCACAATCACAAGTTCTGTCTCGGCTAACAATACTTATGGGTTTTCTATAGCAAAATATACGGGAAACGGTTCTTCAAGCGCAAGTATTGGGCATGGGCTAAATAGTACTCCTGAATGGGTCATTGTAAAAAGGACGGATAGTGCGAACGCATGGGTAATTGCTCATGCAGGTATTGGGACTAATAATCTTCAATTTGACACTTCTGCTGCTTATTCACCATCTACCGGTTCAGGCGGTGGCGGCATAAGCCTCGGCAATTCAACAACTATTTCACCTGTCCAAGGTACGTCAAACATTAACAATTCAAATGCTTCGGGTGGAACATACATCGCTTATTGTTGGTCTGAAGTTATTGGATTCAGTAAGTTTGGAACATTTACACATTCTGGTTCAAATAGTGGTGTTAGTGGTTTAGGTTTCAAGCCACGTTATGTTCTTATTAAGCGGACAGATGGTGGTACAGATAATTGGTATCTCTTTGACAGCTCAAGAAACACTAATAATGCACTTTTCCCCAACACAGATGGTGCCAGCAACGCAGGATGGGCTGTTACATTTAATGATTCTGGCTTCTCTTGGGTTGCTGGTAGTTTCAATAGCGGCACGTATATTTACGCAGCCTTTGCGGACAAGCCACCGGGTGAGATCATTGACAGTTTGATCGACACACCGACTGACATTGAAGCAAATAGCGGTAATAACCCAGGGAACTATGCGACGTTGAATCCCTTAGATAATCCATATTCAATCGTCCTCTCAAATGGCAATTTAGACTGGGAAATTGCTGGCGCATCATTTAAATCAATGCGTGGCAATTTCATGATGAGTTCGGGTAAATGGTACTTTGAAACTAAGTGGAATGTTGGTGCCCCAATGATGGGAATTGCGAGACCTTCTGACACTTTAAGTAGCCATCTCGGTTCTACAGCCAATGCTGGAATCGGATCCTCCAGTAACGCTACATACAAGGATGGCTCTCAGATTACCAGCGGAGTTCCAAGTCATTCAACAGGCGACATTTTGATGTGCGCTTTTGATGCTGACGCTGGCAAGGTTTGGTTTGGCGTCAATGGCAGTTGGTACAGTTCAGGCGATCCTGCTGCAGGTACTAATGAACGATATTCAGGATTGACAGACGGTACTTGGATGCCAGCTGTAACTGCTTACAACAGCAGTGGATCTCCTGCTTCAATTAACTTCGGCCAACGACCATTTGCTTACACACCGCCAACAGGCTACAAGTCACTCTGCACATCCAATCTACCTGACCCAACGATTGCCGATGGCAGTCAGTATTTTGATACGAAGTTATACACGGGCAACGGAACTTCTCAAACAATTAGCGGTCTTGGCTTTAGTCCAGACTGGGTATGGACGAAGCTGCGGAGCGCTGGTTTTGCTCATCGTGTTTGGGACACTGTGCGTGGCGCTACAAAACGTTTAGAGACAAATGCCAACACAGCTGAAGTCACTGAATCAACAGCGCTTACAGCATTTACTTCTGATGGTTTTAGTGTTGGCTCAGAAGCTAACGTCAACACCACTTACCTGGGCGGTGCGCTTGTGGCTTGGTGTTGGGACGCCGGAACATCGACGGTAACTAACAACGACGGCAGCATTGCTTCCCAAGTCAGAGCCAACCCAAGTGCTGGGTTCTCGATTTGCAAATACACAGTTGGCAGCAATACTTCTCAAAGTATTGGACACGGGTTGAATAGTGTTCCAGAATTTATCGTTGTCAAAGAAACAGACCAAGCTAACCATTGGCAGTGTTATCATTCAAGCGTAGGTAATACTAAAACTATTTACCTTAACCTCACTAACGCTGCTACTACTAATAATTTATGGGATGATACTTCTCCCACATCATCAGTATTTACAGTTCGTTGCGGTGGTACATCTAATTTTTACGATGGTAAGACACACGTAGCCTACTGCTTCTCACCTGTCGAAGGCTATAGCGCATTTGGTTCGTACACCGGCAACGCTTCTGCAGATGGTACGTTTGTGTATACCGGGTTCAGGCCAAGTTTTGTTATGCACAAACGAACTGATACTGGTGGAGCTAGTGTTGGCGATTGGAGGATTTGGGATACAAAACGGGACACTGACAATGCTGCTGAAGCTCTTTTATTCCCGTCTGGTTCTAATGCTGAATCCTCAAATAGTGCTCATGGTTTAGATATTTTGTCTAACGGTTTTAAATTTAGAACTGCTGATACAAACATAAATGCAAACGGCGGGTCCTACCTATACATAGCCTTCGCTGAAAACCCCTTCAAAACTGCACGCGCACGCTAACTAATTAATTATGCTTAAATTAAATGAAAAGCCCCTGTCTTATGACCGGGCATTTACACATGCTGGTATTCAATATCCAGCTAATTGGCTGCGCTTAGCTTCACTTGAAGAGAAGACAGCTATTGGTATTACAGAAGTTGCTGATGATCCCTGGTATGATCAACGATTCTACTGGGGTGTCGGTAACCCTAAAGATCTAGCTACATTGAAGACACAGTGGAAAGCAACTCAATCTGAGATCTGCAATTCCTTGCTCTCACCTTCTGATTGGCGCGTTACACGTGCTGCAGAGTTGGGGCAAGCTGTGGCTTCAGCTTGGCTTACATATCGTGGTGCTGTTCGTTCAGCATGTAATACACGTCAAACAGAAATTACTGCTGTAGCTGATGTACCAGCTTTGATTGAATTGTTGTTTGGTCAACCTACTATTACCCAACAGAAGAAAGATGCTGATGGTAATGGTGTAGTTGAACCTGACACTATTACTAACGAAGCTGGAGAAACAGTTGCTAACCCAGTGGCTGGTAATCCAGTCATGGAAACAATCACTAATCCTGCCATTGCTACGGCATGGCCTACACCTATTTAATTATGATTACCCTTATCCGTCCAGTTCTGTTCTCTTTTATCCAATCTCCAAAGGTCAAACGATTGATTGTTGACCTGCTGCGGAAGTTGGCTTCTACAACAGACAACACTGTAGATGATCAAGCAGTTGATTTTATTGAACGTGGATTGTTTGGTGCTGAGTAATGGAGTGGGTTAATCCCCCTCAATTACCCTCTCTAATGCTTCCTGAAGCGCCCTTATTACCTCTACCTATACTGGAGGTACCACAGGCTGATATACCCTCGTATAAGCCGCTTGTAGTACCTCCTAATACACTTAGACCACCCGAAGGTATTAAGGGTATTAATACAGATCCTCCCCCAGAGAGTACAGACAACCATACAACAAATCCAACGACATCTAAACCTAATATCCCACCTGAAGCTCAAATTGTAGAAATACCATTTACGGACATTGAAGTCCCAATGCCTACAACTACAATCATGACTACAGCAGCAACTACAGCGTTTATCTCTGTAGCTGCCACCCTCGCTGCTACATCACTGTTTAAATATCTAGTGATGCTTATGAAACCCATATTTAAGCAAGCATGGAACAAGATGAGAAAAAAGGAGGGATCATCAAATTCATCGTCCTTGTCTGGTCAGCCGGACTCTTAACTGCAAGTTATGCAGGATGGATGGAGAAGATGGATCCTACATATGTCGCTTCTATTCTTAGCGGAACTCTAGCAACCTTTTCTATTTCAAGAGAAAAAAACAAATGAAGAAATTACTTTTACTTCTTTTTATTGCGGCTCCAGTATCTGCTCAAGTAACCCCTAACTTCACGCAAGGTTCAATGCAGTCAACAACAACTACCACCATTGATATTGACCGAACCATTGCTACAAACGTTTATGGTGGTGATTATTCATCATGGTCTGGAACAAACGTAGTCCCGAGCGGAGACATCGCAGATTCCGCTACAACATATTCAGTCCACACTGCTGGCGATCAATTTCAACTAGAGATTGTAACAAGAGCAGCAGGAAAGATTCAAGACAGTCTAGTAACAGAAACAATCGAACAAGTTTCTACTACTACTTCCTTATCGGTCTTCTCACAGTAAGCCCTGCTTACGCTAACGAAGAACCACAAGTACAAAATACATCTAATCCTGTAGCTGCTGCAACAGGTAATGTAACTAATCAGGCGGTGCAATTCCAGAATAATGGAGCACCGTCTCGTCAATATTTTGCAGCAAACAATAGTTGTAATGGAACAACCATGCAATTCTCGCCCTTTTATATGGGCAATGATACTATTCCTTTCGATCACACAGGGTATGTACGAAGCAATAATTTCGGCGTACAGTTAAACTTCTCAGTACCACTAGATGGTGGCATGGTAGAAACCTGTAAAAGTATCGCCAGAAAACACGAACAAAAAATGCGTCTTGACTACGAACTTGTTCGTGCTCTTAAGTGTACTGAGATTATGAAAGCAGGGTTTATGTTTAGACCTGGCAGTCGAGTCGAAATGTTATGTCATGACGTGGTACCAATTGTCTCTATAAATAATGGAAGCACTCGTTAGTGCAGTTATAGCGCTTGTCGCAGGTGGTGCTGCACTGAATAATAGATTACACAACAGAATAAACAATGTACATGATCGCATTAGTGGTCTTGACAGACGTATCGACGCTATTGAACTTAGTGTGGCTCAGGACTATGTATCTAAAGCTGATCTATCCACAATGGTTAAACGTATGGAAGATCATATGGTGCGTATTGAAAACAAACTAGACCAAATTGTCCTTAGAAACAATCAACAATGACTTATAACGTAGTAGATCTTCGCACAAATAAAGTGCTTGGTAGTTATGAAACTGCTGAGCAGGCAGTTCGTGCAGAGTCACACCTCGTGCATGAACCAGGTGAAACATGGTATGCAATCGAAGCACCCGTAGTAAAGAAAACACGAGCCAAGAAAGCTAATGTCAAAAAACAAAGCGAGTGAAGAACAATTTAATGAGCTACACAATTTAGTTACTACTGAGTTTTTAAATCGTGTTAAATCTGGTGAGGCAACTACACAAGATTTAAAAGCAGCTTGTGATTGGTTATCAAAAAATGACATCAGTGGTGTCGCCTTTGAAGGTAACTCACTAGATAAACTGGCTAATATTATGCCAACTGTTGACCCAGAACTAGTCCAACGGAGGCTATATGGCTCGAAGCTCTAAATACAGCGGTCCTAAATTTGCTAATGGTAACTATAAATCATACCAGAAAAAGTATGATGGTTCCAAATTACAAATCGCAAAACGATCGGCTTTAAATCAAGAAAACCGTAAACGTGGTACTTATGGCAACGGTGATGGCAAGGATGTATCCCATAAGAAAAATGGCAAGACATTCCTCGAAGCAGCATCAAAAAATAGAGCACGTAAAGGACGCGCATGACACCACTACTTCCAACCCCTGACCATTATTTATACAACCTAATAACCATGACATCCTCTGAAGCAAAGCGCCTTTGGAGGCGCAGTATCAAAGAGCATTTTGACTGTACATGTGTTTATTGCGGAGAAACTTATGACATTAATGAACTTACACTTGATCATGTACACCCTCGCTGTCGCGGTGGGAATGATTTTAAAAACTTGGTCCCCGCCTGCATACAGTGTAATCAGGGTAAAGGAAGTAACAACTGGCTTTTATATATGAGACAAACATTTGGAGTTAATAAACTCCGTGAACAATTAATTATGGAGTATATTAATTAATGAGTAAATTTGACGCTGAATATAACGAAGCTAAAAACCTTGTTGTAGAAAAAATACAACAATGGGTAAATGAACAAAAAGCTCTTAAAGCCGCTGGTACAAAAATCAGTAAAAGTGGTGTAAAGCAAGCAGAACGTGCTAAACGTTCAATTATTTCATCTACAGATGAAACATTTGGTTTTTTGGTTGAAGAATCTTTATCTAAAGATCTTAGTGGTGAAGCAATTAAAAACAAAATTCGTGGTTTAATTGAGCGTCAATTTCCTAAAAGCTTGAGGCTAGTTTCATCTGACAGAATTCACCATAAAAATGCTCTTGAATTAGTAGAGCTTGTTAGTCAACAATCTCCAGATGTTGTTTTACAATTTTTACAACGATCTGAAAAAGAAGGTTACTTTTATGGTGACAGTTTAGAAAATACTAGAGGAGCGTCTTTTACAGAAGGTTCTCATACTGGTGCTTTGCCTCAAGACAATGCTAGTGGAATTAATTATCCTAAAGAATATGGTTCACCTGGAGAAAAGTTAGTTAGTGGTCACCCTGCTGGTACTAATGACCCTAGGTTTAAGTTTAAAAATAAAATTTATAGTTCTGGTGACGAACTGTTTGATTCTATTAAACCTGCATTAGCTTTTAGTGCAGATGCTTTAGATAGGGCTCTTTTTGCTGATAAACCTAGACAAGAAATTTTAGAAACTCTAGCAAGAAATCAAGGTTTACTTAAACCTGGAGAAAATGTCAGAGATCTTAATCCTGGACCTAGGTTACAAGCAATTCAAAAATTTGCTGAAGAACCTGAGAACAGAATTTTAATTGAAGGAGCTCGAAAAACACCAGCTAGTTACGGTAAATTTTTACAAAGTCCAAGACCTAATCTTACAAAATTTCGAGAACAATTTCCAGAAAACCCTCTTTCTAAACTACCTATGGGTTCTCCTGAATTAGAAATAGCTCTTGGTCTTGATTTTAGCAAATCAACAGCAACAACCATTTTAAAAGATCCTTTAAGACACAAACAAATAGCTTCTTTAAACAAGCTTGTTAAAGGTGCTTCTAGGGTTATTCCTGGTTCTCTAGATGATGTAGCATTAGGAACAGGTTTTGGCGGTATTGCTGCAGTTGGAGCTTTAGCTACTGGAGGTGATCCTGCTCAAGCTTTTGGAGACGTTGTATCTGATGTTGCCGTCGGTGATTTACAAGGTGGTGAGTTGTTTGATGAATCTCAAGATTTTGGTAAGGCGCTTAAACAAAGTCGACAGCAAAACACTAAACCTTTAATGGATAGATTAGATGAAGGCGCTTTAGGTGATGCAGGACGAGCTATAAAACGTGGCGGTCGTATTTCCTTTGGTTTTGGTGGCGTCAAATTTACCCTACCTGAATATGGATATTCCGAACTACTGGGAATTAACTAAAACCCACCTGTAAGCCCCTCTAACCACCCTTCCACCTACTCTACGCTAGATTGTACCTATGAACACTTTAGACCTCCTTAAAGACGATTTTAAGCTATTCTTACAGGCTTTATGGAATGAACTCGACCTACCAAATCCTACACGTGCACAATATGCAATCGCAGACTATCTTCAGCATGGACCTAAACGTCTTCAAATACAAGCTTTTCGTGGAGTGGGAAAGAGCTGGATTACAGGAGCCTTTGTTTTGTGGACACTTTTCAATAACGCTGAAAAAAAGATAATGATTATTTCTGCATCTAAAGAACGTGCAGATAACATGTCTATCTTCTTACAAAAGCTGATTATTGAAACACCATGGCTTAAACATCTACAACCTAAAGGTGATGACTCTCGTTGGTCTCGTATCTCCTTTGATGTAGCTTGTTCTCCTCACCAAGCACCTTCTGTTAAGTCTGTCGGGATTACAGGGCAACTGACCGGTTCTCGCGCTGACTTAATGATTCTTGACGATATAGAAGTTCCCGGCAATAGCATGACGGAATTTATGAGGGAGAAATTATTACAACTCTGTACTGAGGCTGAATCTATTCTCACTCCTAAACCAGATAGTCGTATTATGTTTTTAGGGACACCACAGACTACCTTTACGGTATATCGTAAACTAGCAGAACGTTCTTACAAACCATTCGTTTGGCCTGCTAGATACCCTCGTAAAGTTAGTCAATATGAAGGTCTCTTAGCACCACAACTTGTCGAAGACATCGATAAAGGTGCTAAGAAATGGGAAGTAACAGATGATAGATTTGATAACGATGACTTGATTGAACGTGAAGCGTCAATGGGTCGTAGCAACTTTATGTTGCAATTTATGTTAGACACGAGCTTATCTGATGCAGAAAAATTTCCTCTCAAATGTGCTGACCTTATTGTCACTTCTGTTAACCCCACTACTGCTCCAGAATCCGTCGTATGGTGCTCCGATCCACAGAATGTCATCAAAGACCTCCCAACGGTTGGTCTACCTGGAGATTATTTCTACTCTCCAATGCAACTCCAAGGAGAATGGGATGTTTACCAAGAAACAATATGCTCGGTTGACCCGTCGGGCCGTGGAACGGATGAAACAGCTGCAGCTTTTATCTCCCAACGGAACGGTTTCCTGTACTTGCACGACATGCGTGCTTACAGAGACGGATATTCAGACCAAACATTACTTGATATTTTAAAAGGTTGTAAAAAGTATGGCGTATCTAAGTTACTCATTGAAACTAATTTTGGTGACGGTATTGTTAGCGAGTTGTTCCGCAAACATCTTCAACAAACAAAGCAAGGAATTGATATTGAAGAAGTCAGAGCAAATGTTAGAAAAGAAGATCGAATCATCGATTCCCTTGAACCCATCCTTAATCAACATCGACTCGTTATTGACCGTTCCGTAATTGAAAAAGACTTTAAGTCTAATCCAGATGCTGCACCAGAAGAACGACTACTCTACATGCTATTCTATCAAATGTCTAGGATGTGTCGTGAAAAAGGTGCAATTAGACATGATGATAGACTAGACGCTCTATCTCAAGGTGTTAAATATTATACAGATGCTATGGGTATCTCTGCCCTAGAAGCTATCAAAGATCGTAAACGTACAGAGTGGAATGCTATGTTAGAAGAGTTCTTTGACGACCCACAATCTTCTGCTAATCACCTAGTTTTAGGTATGAATTTAACACAAAGACAACAAGCTAAAGGTAACTCTAAAAACTCAGTCCCTACCTGGGTTTAGAACGGTAGGACATGTATAGGCAGAAGGGAAGGGTGGACCCGACTGCTCAAAGGAGGAATTCGAGACAAGCTCTCATTCCTCCCTTTAATACTACTGAATCTTGGAGCATCTATTATTCTTTCTAATACCACTCTTTATTAATCCCATCACAACTTATACTACTGTATGCATAACGTAGCACTCGTTCACGTAACACCCAATGCTGAATCATTAATAGCTTATATGGCTAGAGTATCTAACCCAGCTAATCAAGATAATGATAACTATACAGGTCTTATTAAGTATCTAATTAAACATAAGCATTGGTCACCCTTTGAAATGGTTAATATGTGTGTACAAATTGACACAACCCGAAGTGTTGCTAGTCAAATACTACGTCACCGTTCCTTCTCCTTTCAAGAGTTCTCCCAACGCTACGCTCAAGTCGTTAATATTCCCCAACTGCCTAACCTACGCAGACAAGATACTAAGAATAGACAGAATAGTATTGATGATCTAGATCCTTTCCTTCAACAACAGTTTGAAATGCGTACTCAAGAGTTATATAAACAATCTCTTGACTTATATACAGATATGTTAGATCATGGTGTTGCTAAAGAGTGTGCAAGAGACGTATTACCCCTCTCAACTCCTACTAAACTCTATATGAACGGTACCTTACGCTCATGGTTGCACTATACTGACCTTAGATGTGCTAATGGTACCCAATATGAACACAAACTTATAGCAGATAACGTTAAATCTATTATCCATAACCAATTCCCTATTGTTTATAAAGCAATGTTTAATGATAGTCTCAATTCAACAAGCAATTAACTGCTTAGCACTGTTTATTACAATGTGTACCTCCAATTATTATAATATTACACAGTGTTTACCCGTTTGGTCCTACTTTCCACAGTATTTTACTGATTATACCTCCTTTATTATGTCGGAACCTTACGCTAACGAGCAAAAGGTGCTAAAAAATGACAGAAATTTGTGAACCCTTATAT